CGGGAGCCATTCTTGGTGAAGCAGTATTTGAAGGTGCAGTGATTGGTAATAAAGTTTTAGGGGGTAAAGAATTAGATCAAGCTTGGGCTGAAAGTTATTTATCTTATTTAGATCCAAGAAAATATTCAGGTCAACTAGATCCATTAAAAATGTCTAGAGAAGATATGACAACTAGAGTAGACTTTAATGATCCTGATTATCCAGATGGTAAAACTGTTGATGGACCAAACGCAAATATTCTTAGATCAGGTTTTGCGGCACAAGATCAAGTGTCTGCTTTTAACGAAGCTGTTAATGAAAAATTTAGAGGAGAAAGAGCAGGTAGATTTGATATAGCAAATAAAGCTGCAGCAGATGTAAGAGAACAAAGTAAATTTGTTGATCAATCAAAAGATATTATATCAAGTGATGCTTTTCAAGATGCAACAAAACAAGCTCAAGAATATATAGCAAATCAAGAAGCTCAAAATAGATTTAACTTAGGAATTTTTGGAACTCCACAAGGTGAGTTATCGGACGATAGAAGAATATATAAAGCAAACAAAGCAATGTTAGAAAAATTTCCTATGTATACTCCAGAAGTAATTGATAGTATGTACAAAGAAGCTAACATAGAAAAACCAGAAAATTTAGATATTGATATTTTTAATAATATTATGAGAGATCAAGATAAAATGAATTATTTTGCAGAGAACTTTAGACTTGAAAAAGCATCAGGAGGCATAGCAAGCCTAACAGACACCATTCCACCAGAATCAGGGCCAACACCTCATGGGTTGCCTTATGTATATAATAATGTTAAGAAGATATAGGAGTATTAAATGGCAGATATAGATAAAGGACTCCCGAACACACGATCTAAAATTGAGATTCCTTCAGAAGAGGAATTACAAGAAGTTGCTGTTCAGGATGAAAACGTAGAAGAATTAAAAGGACCAGTTGAAGTTATCCCTGAAGAGGATGGCGGAGCAACTATTGATTATGATCCGGGTGCAATAAACACTGCAGGTTCACAATCACACTTTGATAACCTAGCAGATATTTTACCAGAAGATGCAGTTGAACCAATTGGAAACGAGATGGTTCAAAACTACATGGATTATAAATCTTCTAGAAAAGAATGGGAAAGTGCATACACAACTGGATTAGACTTATTAGGTTTTAAATATGAAAATAGAACTGAACCTTTTCAAGGAGCTTCAGGTGCAACACACCCAGTATTAGCTGAAGCTGTAACTCAGTTTCAAGCTCAAGCTTACAAAGAATTATTACCAGGTGATGGACCAGTTAGAACGCAAGTTATAGGAGTTAAGAATCCTGCAACAGAACAACAAGCACAACGTGTTAAAGATTATATGAATTATTTAATCATGGACACGATGAAAGAATATGAATCAGAATTTGATTCTATGTTATTTCATTTACCACTAGCTGGATCTACATTTAAAAAAGTTTACTACGACGTACCACTTGGAAGAGTGGTATCGAAGTTTGTACCAGCGGATGAATTAATTGTACCGTATACAGCTACCTCATTAGATGATGCGGAAGCAGTTATTCATACCGTGAAAATTTCAGAAAACGAATTAAGAAAACAACAAGTCAATGGTTTCTATAGTGACGTTGATTTAGGTCCTCCAGGTACAGATACCAATGGAGAGCTATCTAAAAAAGAACGTGAGCTAGAAGGAACTAAGAAGACAGGTAAGAACGAACCTGTTTACACTTTGTTAGAGTGTCATGTTAATTTAGACTTAGAAGGTTTCGAAGATGTTGGATCTGATGGAGAACCAACTGGAATAAAATTACCTTACCTCGTTACAGTCGATGAAGGTAGTAGAAAAGTTTTGTCTATTAGACGAAACTATGCGCCCGATGATCTAAAGAAAACTAAGATCCAATATTTCGTCCACTTCAAATTTCTGCCAGGACTTGGATTTTATGGCTTTGGACTCATTCACATGATTGGCGGATTGAGCAGAACGGCAACGGCTGCTCTCCGTCAATTATTAGATGCAGGGACATTATCAAACCTACCAGCAGGATTTAAACAACGAGGAGTTAGAGTAAGAGATGAAGCATCACCAATACAACCAGGTGAATTTAAAGATGTAGATGCACCAGGTGGTAATTTAAGAGATGCATTCTTTCCTCTACCATACAAAGAACCATCTCAAACATTATTACAATTAATGGGTGTTGTAGTTGGTGCAGGTCAAAGGTTCGCGGCTATTGCTGATATGCAAGTGGGCGATGGAAACCAAGGCGCTGCAGTAGGAACTACAGTTGCACTTCTTGAACGTGGATCACGTGTAATGTCTGCTATTCATAAAAGATGTTATGCAGCAATGAAGAATGAATTTAAATTACTTTCTAAAATAGTTGCTCAATATTTACCACCAGAATATCCTTATGATGTTGTAGGTGGTGCAAGAAATATTAAGCAAGCTGACTTTGATGATAGAGTAGATGTAGTACCAGTTGCTGACCCTAATATATTTTCTATGTCTCAGAGAATAACTTTAGCTCAAACACAATTACAAATCGCAACGTCAAATCCACAATTACACAACATGTATCAAATATACAGAAACATGTATAATGCGATTGGTGTAAAAGATGTTGATGCAGTTCTACCTCCACCAGCGCCAATGGCACCAATGGATCCAAGTTTAGAACACATAAATGCTTTAGGAGGAAAACCTTTTCAAGCTTTCCCTGGTCAAGACCACAGAGCACATATCACAGCTCACTTAAATTTTATGTCAACTAACATGGTTAGAAATAATCCTGCGGTTATGGCTGCAATACAAAAAAATATCTTAGAGCACATTTCAATTATGGCTCAAGAACAAGTTCAATTAGAGTTCAGGGAGCAAATGGCTAACATGCAGCAGATGCAACAGATGTCTGTAAACAATCCTCAGATGCAACAACAGTTACAAATGCTTACAAATCAAGTTGAAGCAAGAAAAGCAGTGTTGATTGCAGAAATGACTGAAGAATTTATGAAAGAAGAAAATAAAATTACTTCACAATTTGATGCAGACCCATTATTAAAATTAAAATCACGTGAAGTTGACCTAAGAGCGATGGAAAATGAACGAAAAAAAGAAGCTGATACAACAAAAGCTGATTTTGATAGAGCAAAATTAATGCAAGCAAGAGAATTAGCTGAAGATAAGATGGATCAGAACGAAGAATTAGCAGAATTACGTGCTAATACTAGTTTAGCTAAAGCTGGTGTTAAAGAAATGTCTGTTCTTGACAATTAACAATGGTATAATAAGTTAAAAAAGGTAAAAAATATGATAAACTATAAAAAATCAAAGCAAATAAACATTCCAGAACAGAATGTAGAGATAGATCCAAGATCTAAGACTACAGCTGATGGTGCTTTCAACTATATTCCTACAGGAGACAAGGAAAAAGTTAGAGGAACTAAAAGAATGTTAGCTGACAAGAAAAAAACAGCTACTTGGTACTAAATTATGTGGTTTTCGGCAATTAAATTAGCCGTCTCTGCTGGTAGTAAAATTTATGCTAACAAGCAGAAGACTAAAATGGCGATGTCAGACGCACAGTTAATGCATGCATCTCGTATGGCCGAAGGAAAAGAAGCTTACCAAGGAAAACTTTTAGAAGCCAGACAATCGGACTGGAAGGACGAGGCCGTTTTGATAATTTTAAGTTTGCCCATAGCAATTTTGGCCTGGGCAGTTGTATCGGATGATCCGGCAGCGATGGACAAGGTAAAATTGTTTTTCGACATGTTCTCAGAGCTTCCAAAATGGTTCACAAATTTATGGATACTTGTCGTGGCGAGCATTTATGGTATAAAGGGAACACAGATTTTTAAAAACGGCGGAGGAAAAAAATAATGGCAAATAAATATTACAATGCATTCCAAGGGTTTGTAAAAGCATTTACGGGTGCAGCAAAACCTGGAGTAAAAGGAAATCCAACAACTATTATTGGAGTTAAACCAAATGTTCCTACTACAACATTAGAAAAAGCTAAAAGTAAATTAGCTATTGCAAAACAAAAAACAAAAGGTTCAAAAGCAAAATTAAAACAGACTTTGTTTAATATAGATCAAGCTTCTAAAAAAGCAAAAGAAGTAGCTAAAGATAAAAGAAACGAAAGAATAGTTAAAAAATTTATAGGAGAAGAAAAAGCTGACGGTGGAAGAATTGGTAGAAAACTTGGTGGTGGAGCTGACATGGCTAAGAAAAAAACAAATATTCAAAAAATAAAAGAAACGTTTGCACCTAAAAAGACTGGAAATGTTCCAAGTAAACTTAAAGGTTTTTCAAAACTACCTGAAGCGGTTCAACAAAAAATGAACAAGAAACTAGCGAAAAAAGTCTAATGGCAAAGCTTTGTGCAAAAGGCAAAGCAGCCGCTAAAAGAAAATTCAAAGTATATCCTTCAGCATATGCTAACATGTACGGTTCAGCCGTATGTTCAGGTAAAGTTACACCAGGTGGCAAGAAGAAAAGAAAAAAAGCTATGGGTGGTGGAATGATGGATATGTCAAGAGCAGCATATAAACATGGTGGATCTTGTAAAGCCATGAAAGGAAAAGGAAACGCTTACGGAAAGAATTCGTAATGCGTACACACTTTTCAAAAGGTGGTTTAAGACAATGGGTAGCCGAGAAATGGGTGGACATTGGATCACCGAAGAAAGACGGGAAATATCAACCATGTGGAAGAAGCAAAGGCTCAAAGAGGAAATATCCAAAATGCGTCCCACTTGCAAAAGCCACACGGATGTCAAAAGGGCAAAAGGCGAGTGCTGTCAAACGAAAACGATCAGCAGGTAATCCTGGTGGTAAACCAACTAACGTAAAAACATTTGCATAATGAATTTAGAAAAAGATTTACAAAGATTAAAAAAAGAAAAAGCATTAAAAGAATCTGCTATTGCTCAACTTAGAAAAAGAAGCAGAGACTCTAATGCTAGACCTAGAGCAGAGAAAAATATATTATCTAACAATCCAAACATGCAGAAAATCTAATGAGTAGATATAATAAAAAAAATCTTCCAACAACTCCAGCTTACGATGATGGTAAATATTTAGGTAACTTAACTTCAAAAGAAATTAGAGAGTATCAAGAAGAAAAAAAAGAAAATAGAAATTTAAGAACAACACCAAGAACTAAGTTTAAAGCATCTGGTGGTAGAATTGAAAAAGCAAAAGGTGGTACAATTAGAAAAACAACTACAGGCAAAAACGCTAATTATAGAAAAACAAAATCTGGAGCTGGAATGACAGCTAAAGGTGTAAGAGCTTACAGGGCAGCAAACCCTGGAAGTAAATTAAAAACAGCCGTGACTGGTAAAGTGAAAAAAGGGTCAAAAGCTGCAAACCGACGTAAGTCGTACTGTGCAAGAAGCGCAGGTCAATTAAGAAACTCATCAGCAAAAACACGTAACGATCCAAACTCACGAATCCGTCAGGCAAGAAGGAGATGGAAGTGTTAAAAAAAATAACTAAAAGACAAAAAGAAACTCTAAAAAAACACAGCAAACATCATTCTTCAAAGCATATGGCTAGTATGAAAAAAGACATGAAAAAAGGAATGTCATTTTCAAAAAGTCATAAAAAAGCTATGAAGAAAGTTGGTGTTTAGTGCAATTAGAAACAGTAATAAATAAAACTTTAAGATTCCTAGATTCAAGAATAGAACAATTATCAATTTCAGTTACATCAGGTGGTATTGACAATATGGAAAATTACAAGTATATAATAGGACAAATCAATGCACTGGAATCAGTGCGTCAGGAAATCTCTAACCTGCTAAACGATAAGGAGCACAATGAAGGAACAGTCATCGATATTAACACCAAACAATGATCTTATTGGTGTAAAAAAATCAGAGAAAAAAGAAGAGAAAGAACCTAACTTACCAAAACCTACTGGGTGGAGGATGATAGTTTTACCTTTCAAGATGAAAGAGAAAACTAAAGGTGGATTAGTATTAGCTGAAACAACTTTAGAGAGACAACAAGTTGCATCTCAAGTTGGTTTGGTTTTAGCTATGGGCTCACAATGTTATCAGGATAAAGAAAGATATCCTGAAGGTCCGTGGTGCAAGGTCAATGATTGGGTAATGTTTGCACGTTACGCCGGATCACGGATCAAGATAGATGGCGGAGAAATGCGTCTTCTAAACGACGACGAAGTATTAGCAACAATTGATAGTCCAGAGGACATCTTGCATGAGTTTTAATCATAGGAAGGAGTAACTATGCCAGAAGAAGAAAAGAAAATGGTACCTATAGATACATCAGGACCTGATGCTACTGTAGATATCGAAGAAAAAAAAGATGAAACTGTAATTGAACAGTCAGAAGAAAACACGGAACAAGAAACAATAGTAGAAGAACCAGTAAAAGAAGAAACAAAAAAACCAGACGAAGATTTGGAGGACTACAGTAAAGGTGTACAATCTCGTATTGCGAAACTAACTCGTAAAATGAGAGAAGCAGAAAGAAGAGAACAAGCTGCTTTAGATTATGCCAAAGGTGTAGAAGAAAAAAGACAGATTTTAGAAAAGAGGTTTGAGAAAACTGATTCTGAATATGTTAAGAAATTTGAGACTAGTATTAGTTCAGGTTTAGAAGCGGCGCAAAAAGAATTAGCGTCAGCAATTGAAGCCGGTGATGCAGCAGCTCAAGTTGAAGCTAATAAAAGAATTGCAACTCTTGCTTTTGAGAATGCAAAACTTGAACAAACTAAACAAGGTAGAGAAGAGCAAAAGGTTGAACAACCTGTGTTATCTCAACCTCCTGTTCAAACAAGACAAGTGGATGAACCTATTAATCCCGATCCTAGAGCTGAACAATGGGCTTCTAATAACTCATGGTTTGGTACTGATAAAGCAATGACTTATACTGCTTTTGAAATACATAAGGATTTAACGGAAAAAGAAGGTTATGATCCAAACTCAAACGAGTATTACGCAGAAGTTGACAAACGTATTAGAGTTGACTTTCCGCATAAATTTGGTAATACTGACACCAAGCAAACGGCCGCCCCTGTTCAGACAGTGGCTTCTGCTTCAAGAAGCGTAAAGCCTGGTCGCAAAACTGTGAGACTCACTTCATCACAGGTAGCAATAGCTAAAAAATTAGGAGTGCCACTCGAAGAGTACGCAAAACAATTAAAACACACGAAGGAAGGAGCGTAAAATGGAAAACGAAAACAAAAATACTTCATCTCGTGCGAGCCAAACACGGTCAAAGTCTGAACGACCTAAAGTGTGGGTTCCACCATCTTCTCTAGATGCACCCCCTGCACCTGATGGATTCAGGTATAGATGGATAAGAGCAGAAAGCGTTGGCTTTCAGGATACTAAAAATATAACCGGAAGAATAAGAGAAGGTTATGAATTAGTTAGAGCTGAAGAAGTCGAAAATGCATCTGATTATCCAGTCCTCGATGAGGGCAAATACAAGGGAGTGATTGGGGTCGGTGGCCTTCTACTTGCGAAGGTACCAACAGAGATCGCGCAACAACGTCAAGAGTATATGGCTAACCGTCATAAACAACAAGACGAAGCAGTAAATAACGATCTTATGAAGGAGCAGGATAGTAGAATGCCGATCAATGTTGAAAGGCAATCTCGTGTAACCTTCGGTGGTACGAAAAAATAATTTTTTCAATCACTGAATTTATAAACCGTACTGGAGGCCCTTCGGGGCAGGTACATAAGGAGAAACAACTATGGCAAATAGAAACACACAAGGTTTTGGTTTGATCCCTGCAGGAACTCTTGGCTCAACGCCAGCGACTTCTGGTCAAGGCAAATACAAAATCGATGCGGGTTATGCAACTACTATATTTCATGGTGGTGCTGTTGCTTCTGCTGCTGGTTACATTGTTGACGGACAAACAACTGATGCACCTATTTTAGGTGTGTTAAATGGAATATTCTATAACGCGGCTACAACTTTAAAGCCGACGTTTGCGAATCATTACGTCCAAGTAACACCAGCAAACTCAGAAGATATCGATGCATTTGTATTCGATAACCCTCAACAACAATATGTAGTAGCAACTGATGACGCAGTAGCACAAGCTGGATATTTAGAAACGTATGACATGAATACTTCTGCTGGTAGTACAACTACTGGTCAGTCTTCAGCTACACTAGATATCGCAGACACAAGTGCTGATGCAGCTTCATGGAGATTACTTCGATCTGCTGAAGATCCTGAAAACGATGAAAATGCGGCTTTCAGATCTGTAGTAGTAGTTGCTAATCTAATTGAGCTACAATCGTAAAGCTAGAATAGGAGAACAATAATGGCAATATCACGATCACAACTAGTCAAAGAACTAGAGCCAGGTTTGAACGCACTGTTCGGCTTGGAATACAAACGTTATGAAAATCAGCATGCTGAAATTTATAACGAGGAATCATCTGACAGAGCTTTTGAAGAAGAAGTTATGTTATCTGGTTTCGCAAACGCACAAGTAAAAGGTGAAGGTTCAGGTGTATCATTTGATGAAGCACAAGAAACTTTCACAGCTCGTTAC